CGGTAAAGACACAGATTGTTGGTAGGCTGACGAAGGAAAAGGAAGAGTCCGCACAGCGGGTGATGGAGGATATGAATTGGCGTTTGACTGAACAAATGCCTGAGTATCGACCTGAGCACGAGAAGATGCTTTGGTCACTTTCCCTTGCTGGATCAGCATTTAAGAAGGTTTATTACGATCCTGCTTTAGGTCGGCAGGTGTCGATGTTTGTGCCGGCAGAGGATATTGTTGTGCCATATGGCGCGAGCGACCTTAGATCATCGCCACGTATTACCCAGATCATGCGCAAGACTAAGAATGAGGTCAGAAAGTTGCAGCATGCGGGGTTGTGGAGGGATGTTGACCTAGGTGAGCCGTCCACGGTTCTTGATGATATTGAAAAACGCAAGGCAGAAGAGCAGGGATTATCCGCAACCATGGATGATCGCTACCGAATTCTTGAGATGTGCGTGGATTTAGACCTGCCAGGCTTTGAAGATAGTGATAAAGATGGTCCGACAGGTATAGCATTGCCTTACATAGTGACTATAGACAAGAGTACCAGCGAGATTTTAGCGGTTAGAAGGAACTGGTACGAGGATGATCCGCTCAAATTGAAGCGGATGCACTACACACACTACACATATATCCCTGGTTTTGGGTTCTATGGGTTCGGATTGATCCATTTGGTGGGTGGTTTTGCCAAATCTGGGACATCTTTGATACGCCAATTGGTGGATGCAGGGACTTTATCGAACCTTCCAGGTGGTTTGAAGTCCCGCGGGCTAAGAGTTAAGGGTGACGATACCCCAATTGCGCCCGGAGAATTCAGAGATGTGGACGTTCCGTCTGGTTCTATCAGGGATAACATCCTTCCGCTGCCCTATAAAGAGCCAAGTCAGGTGCTTTATAGCCTTTTGGGGACAATTGTTGAGGAAGGTAGGCGATTTGCAGCGACAGCAGACATGCAAATCAGCGATTTATCAGCAAATACCCCAGTTGGAACGACGTTAGCGGTATTAGAACGTACATTAAAGGTTATGTCGGCGGTACAGGCGCGATTACATTATTCGATGCGCCAGGAGTTTAAGTTATTAGCGTCGATTATTAGAGATTATCTACCATCTGATTATAATTATGACGTAGATTCTCCATTAGGACGCGCAGCTAAACAGGCTGATTATGATACGGTTGAAGTAATACCCGTATCTGATCCAAATGCTACAACATTAGCGCAAAGAGTAACTCAATATCAAGCGGTATTGCAATTAGCAGCGCAATCACCGCAAATATATGACATGCCTGAGCTACATAAACGTATGCTTGGTGTATTGGGTATTAAAGATATTGAGAAATTAATACCGGTTTCTAAAGAACAAGATCCAAAAGATCCTGTTTCTGAGAATATGGATATATTAACGATGAAGCCTGTTAAAGCATTTATATATCAGGACCACGAAGCGCATTTAGCAGTACATCAAGCCGCATTAAATGACCCGATGTTAAAGCAGCAGATGCAGCAAAACCCGATGGCAGGGCAAATGATGGGTGCTGCCATGGCGCATATTAATGAGCACTTAGCTTTCTTATATAGAAGAAAGATTGAAGAGCAATTAGGTGCTCCGTTACCTGCACCAAACACGGTATTGCCGGAAGATTTTGAAGTTCAATTATCGAGATTAACGGCACAAGCGGCGCAGCAGTTATTGCAGCAGAACATGCAGATGGCTCAGCAACAGCAGAACATGCAAGCGCAGCAGGATCCTGTGGTGCAGATGCAGCAAGCGGAATTGCAGCTAAAACAGCAGAAAGAGCAGCGTGAGGCGGCGATGGATGCGGCTGAATTGCAATTAAAACAGCAGGCGCAGCAGCAAAAAGTAATGATGGAGCAAGAGCGTCTGAAGTCGATGGAACGAATTAACAATCAAAACAACCAAGTCAAGATGATTGACAAGGCTGCTGAAATACAAAGAGGTAGAGATGGAATTCCACGAAGCGCTGGACCTAGAAATAAATAAACAGATTAGATATGCGGAAGAGCAATTAGCTCAAGGGAGTATGAAGTCCTTTGAGGATTACAAGTTCGTTTGCGGTCAGATTCAAGGTCTCTTGATCGCTAAACGTATTAACCAAGACCTTGCAAACCGCATGAAGGAATACGATGACTGATATGTCAGAAGCAGTAACTGCTGAAGAAGAGCAGGCAACGCAACTTCCTACCCCGACGGGTTATAGGATGCTCTGCGCATTACCAGAGGTAGAGGATAAATTTGCCAATGGTTTATTCAAACCGGACTCATTAGCGAAGTTAGAAGAGTTCAGCACCGTTGTTTTATTTGTTATTAAACAAGGCCCGGATTGTTATAAGGACGCAAACAAGTTTCCTACAGGGCCGTGGTGCAAAGAAGGTGATTTTGTATTAGTACGTGCTTATTCAGGCACGCGTTTCAAAATCCACGGACGAGAGTTCCGCTTAATCAACGACGACACGATTGAAGGTGTTGTTGAAGATCCACGCGGTTATAGCCGCGCATAAAGGAGTAGTTATGGCAGCAGAGAATGAGAATATAGAAGTTGAGGTCGAAGGCGATAATATCGAAATTGAAATTGAAAACGATACGCCGCTTGCAGATCAAGGCATAAATAAACTTACCAAAGACCCGACTGATATACCTGACGATGAAATTAGTCAGTATTCAGATAGTGTCAAGAAGCGGATTATGCAGCTTACCCATTCGCGTCATGACGAGCGAAGAGCCAAGGAAGAGGCTATTCGTGAGCGAGAGGCTGCTATTACGTACGCAAAACAAATTGCGGACGAGAATAACAAGCTGAAGGAAAAGCTTAATACTGGAGAGACGCATCTAATAAAGACGATGCAAGTTGCTTCAGAAAAGGAGCTTGAGGATGCGAAGCGCAAATACAAAGAAGCGCTTTATACAGGCGATGCTGACAAGATTGCTACGGCCCAAGAGGAGTTTAGTAAGGCGGTTATCAAATCAGAGAAAGTAAAAGGGTTCAAGCCAGTTCAGCAAGAACAGTTGCAACCTGTTGATAATCAGGCATATAATCAACCTCAGCAGTACATCGATACAAAAGCAGAGCGCTGGAAAAACGAAAACCCATGGTTTGGACAATCCGGCTCTCCTGGCGTAGATGATGAGATGACATATTTTGCGATGGGCCTGCATAAGAAATTAACGCGGGATCATGGCGATCACTATGCGTCTACTGAAGAGTATTACGAGAGGATTAACTCTCGCATGCGGGAGAAATTCCCAGAGTATTTTGGCAAACAGACCGGCCAAGATAATTACAAAAGGTCTGCATCGGTGGTCGCCCCGGCGTCACGTAGCTCGCCACCTAAAAAATTGAGGCTTACGCAATCTGAGGCAAACACAGCTAAACGCTTAGGTGTGCCTATTCAAGAATATGCCAAACAGTTGGCAAAACTACGGATGGAAGGAAAGCTATGAGTCGCGAATCCCGTGAAGTACAGAGCCGTGAAAACGCGGAGCGTCCTAAGCAGTGGAAACCGCCAAGCTCATTACCTGACCCTCTACCGCGAGATGGTTGGAAGCATCGTTGGGTACGGACGTCAGTATTAGGGCAGTCAGATCCAAGGAATGTAGCCACCCGCCATCAGGATGGTTTTGAGCCATGTAAATGGGAAGACTATCCAGAAGTATCCCGAGCTTTGCTCGCAAACGGACCTCAAACCGGAAATATTGAGATTGGTGGTTTGATGCTGTGTCGCGCTCCTGTTGAAATGGTTGATCAGCGTAATGGTTATTACCAGAAGCAGGCCAACGATTGGATGGCGAGTGTGGACAGTAATTTCATGCGCGAAAACGACCCACGTATGCCGCTGTTTAATGACAGACGTACTGAGGTCCGATTCGGTAAGAGATAACTTAATCTTGGAGTAATCAAATGGCTTACCCGACTATCGACAAGCCCTATGGGCTAAAGCCGATCAATTTGATCGGTGGTCAGGTCTTTGCCGGTGCTACTCGCCAACGTCGTATTGCATCTGGTGCATCAAGCATTGGTTACGGTGACCCCGTAGCTTTTGTCAATGACGGCACTATTGCGGTATCGACGGCAACGACTGCCGCGCCGACAACAGGCTTTGCTGGCGTCTTTTTAGGCTGCCAGTTTGTTTCGTCTGTAACTGGCCAACCAACTTGGTCTCAATCATGGATTAGCGGAACTTCGGTAAAGGCCAATACCTTTATCTACGCTTATGTCTGTGAAGACCCGGATCAGTTGTTCCAGGTGGCTGTAGTTACCGGAACCACGGTTGTTTCTACGACCTCTGGTTTGACCTACACCAACATCAACAACAACGTTGCATTAGTGGCTAATACGCTCAATACGACGACTGGCGATTCTCAGCAAGGCATTTTGTTGAGTTCGGCAGATGTAACGGACTCATTGCCGCTCCGTATTGTTGATTTAGTCCCTGATACGGCATTCACCTATAGTAGTACTGTTTATTACCCAGAAGCTATTGTTAAGTTTAATATGCCTAGCATTAGCGGATCTACATTCCTGGGTGGACATGCCTACTACAACCCGACTGGTCTATAAGGGGAACATAAATGGCTATTTCACGCGCACAACTATTGAAAGAGCTGCTCCCCGGCCTGAACGCACTGTTCGGTCTTGAGTACTCTAGGTATGGGGAAGAACACAAAGAGATCTACGAAACGGAGACCTCTGAGCGTTCGTTTGAAGAGGAAACCAAGCTGTCTGGATTCTCGGCCGCTCCGGTCAAGAATGAAGGCGCTGCAATTGCTTATGACAATGCGCAGGAAGCTTGGACTGCTCGCTACACCCACGAAACAATCGCAATGGGTTTCTCGATTACCGAAGAGGCAATTGAAGACAACCTGTACGATTCGCTCAGTTCGCGTTATACCAAGGCACTTGCACGTGCTATGGCATACACGAAACAGGTGAAAGCGGCAGCTGTATTGAACAATGGGTGGGCATCAACTGTTACTTACGGTGACGGCCAGCCTTTGTTCTCCACTTCGCATCCGCTGGTGTCTGGTGGTGTCAACAGCAACACGCCTTCCACCCAAGCTGACTTGAATGAAACTTCGTTGGAAAACGCAGTGATTCAAATCGCAGCATGGACGGATGAACGTGGTCTGTTGATTGCCGCTAAGCCACGTAAGCTGATCGTCCCTTCTAACCTTCAGTTTGTTGCAACCCGTCTGTTGGAAACCGAACTCCGTGTCGGTACGACCAACAACGATATCAACGCGCTGAAGAATAACGGGTCGATCCCCGAGGGTTATACGATCAACCACTGGTTGACGGATACCAACGGCTGGTTCCTCACGACCGACGTTCCTAATGGGCTGAAGCACTTTGTGCGTACGCCTATGCAGAATGGAATGGATGGAGACTTTGATACCGGTAACGTGCGGTACAAAGCCCGTGAGCGTTACAGCTTCGGCGTAAGCGATCCACTTGGCATCTTCGGAAGCCAAGGCGCTTAAAGAAAGGGGGTATGAAAACCCCCTTTTTTGTTGTATGCTTGTACTACTAGGATTTCACTCATACCGACTGGCCTAGCAGACTTAGTAGAGACGGTATGGGGATGCGCTACTACGCGGAGTTAACATGGCTATTTCTACCTTTGACGGTCCAGTACGTTCGCTGGGCGGTATCTTTCAACAAGGTCCATCGACCGTTGTTAATATCACTGCAAGTACTACATTAAATCCAGTTTCCCATGCAGGCCGGATTATTGCAGTTGGCGGGACGCTTGCTTCTAACGTGGTTCTTACACTTCCTGCAATCAATACATCTGCAAATGCTTCGTCTTCCGGCCCTGGCAATGACCCTGATACGGCCAACAACCAAGGCGTTGTATATACGATCTGGGTTCCAACGACGATTGCAACTTCATCGCTTAAGATTGGCACTAACGGAACTGATAAGTTTGTTGGTTATGTACTGTCAATTGACAGTGACACGACCGATGCAACCCGTGGATTTGGCGCGGGGGCTACCAACGACTTTATCAACTTTAACGGTAGCACTACTGGTGGCGTTGCAGGAACATGGGTACAAATCTTTGCCATTGCTGCGCTAAAGTATATGGTCACTGGCGTTGCAGTAGGCTCTGGCGTGGTTGCTACACCATTTGCTGATTCCTAATAGGAGTGCATCATGGGGATGCAAACCGACGTAAAGGCTTCGCACGTTGAAGCAACTGGCACCATGGTGTCTGGGCGGGTTAGGGTTAAGGGTTATCAGTGCCTTTCCGGGGGTACTGCCGGGGATATTATTTTTCGTGACGGTGGGGCTACTGGCACGATACGTATGCAATTCAACATTCCAGCCAATACAAACAATCCGTTTGCAAACCTGATTCCCGGCGAAGGCATTTTGTTTTACACAGATGTGCATGTCACATTGCCAACCGCTGCAAAAATCACGGTGTTCTATGGCTAAGTCGCCAGCGTGGCAGAGAAAAGAAGGGAAGAATCCGTCCGGCGGTTTAAATGCCAAAGGGCGGGCTTCTTACAATGCAGCTAATCCTGACAAGCCCGGATTAAAAGCGCCTCAGCCAGAGGGTGGCTCACGTAAGAAATCATTCTGCGCCAGAATGGAAGGGATGAAAAAGAAGCTTACGTCGGCTAAGACCGCCAAAGATCCAAACAGTCGCATAAACAAAAGTCTTCGCGCATGGAAGTGCTAAATGGAAACCGGTGCTCTTGTTTGGAATTTAATCACATCATTCTTTGTGGGTCTGGTGATGTTTATGTTGAAACTAGCGTCAGATGAACAGAAACGCATCCAGATCCTATTGAACAAAACTCGGGAGGAAATTGCCCGTGATCACATCACTCGCGCAGAAGTTCGTGCAGACATGGAAAAG